TCGAAGATGCGCGACTTTTCTTACTTAGGCAGCTAGTGCATGAGATGAGTATTTACCCTGTAATATCTGGTGACAGCGTTCCCATAAAAATCACTGTTAAAAAATTCAATATCGCAACTCCGGATAGAAACATATTTGCTTGTGCTGGTGCTATCATATCCGCTCAAAGGGCAGGCGCGTTCGAATATGAGACAGACGGTCTTATATTTACTCCTTGTAATACTGGTGTTGCTGCCAATAAAGCAGGAATCGCGGGACCACTACATAAAGTAACATGGGATATGTCTTTTAAATGGAAACCCCTGAATCAAAACACTATAGATTTCTTAATCACGACTAAGAAAAATAAAAACGGTACCGACGCTGTTGGAAATATATTCGAAAATGGTATTGATAATATGAAAAGTGAACAGCTTCAACAATATAAAACGATTATTTTGCGCGTTGGATATGATGAACGTAAGCATGGTTATATTAACCCCTGCGCCGCCGTTATCGACGACAAGTTACCTCATGTAGGAGATGTAGATACGGGCGAAGGCTATAAACCCGTGCCATTTTATCCAACCAACCCATCCGATCTTGATGCGTGTGTATGTAACATCCCACTCCGCGAAGACCAAAATGGCATTTTACAAATGTTTACTAGCCAAGATGAAATATTCGACGACGAAACAATCGTAGAGTTTAGTTATGACGCCACGCGCCCGAAACACTGGAGGTGGATAGCTGAGCGTGTTCGCTATGATAAAACGGCCGAGTATAAGCGTGGGATTAAAAACTACGGAAATGCATACCATGTCGCAAACAGTAACTGGTTCTCAATTCATAACCCCGTTACATTAGAAATGATAACCACTGGTCAAAATATTCCGGATGAACTCGCCGACGATGATGTGTATTATAACAAGTCTAGTGGAGAAAACAAGACGCGCTCAATGCGAGACTTTCATAACTTGTTTGTTAAAAAAATGCTTATTACTAAAACCGCGGCGAAAGGATATACGCTCATTGACTATGCAGTCGGTAAAGCCGGCGATTTCCCAAAATGGATTGAAGCAAAATTATCATTTGTATTCGGCATCGATTTATCAAAAGATAATATTGAAAATCGCCTAGATGGCGCGTGTGCTCGGTTCTTAAACTATAGAAAGAAGTTTTACTCTATGCCATATGCACTCTTCGTAAACGGAAATAGTGGCGTAAATATTAAATCAGGTGACGCAATGTTCACCGAAAAAGGAAAGGAAATTGTTCGCGCTTTATTTAACGACGGTCCTAAAGATCAGTCTATTCTGGGGGCGGGCGTTTATAGACAATATGGAAAAGCGGTCGATGGTTTTAATATTTCATCATGTCAATTTGCGTTACATTATTTCTTCGAAAACATAGAAAAATTAAACAATTTTCTAAAAAATGTAAGTGAGTGTACAAGAGTAGATGGCTACTTTATCGGGAGCTGCTATGATGGTGCAACGATGTTTCACGCTCTTCGTTCTGTGGAAAAGGGAAAATCTATAGGCTTAACAATTGACGATGATAAAATATGGGAGGTTACAAAAGAATACAGCCAAACCACATACGACCCCGATATTAGCTGCGTGGGATACGCGATTGACGTTTATCAAGACTCTATTAACAAAACAATCAAGGAATATTTGGTAAATTTTGCATATTTTACAGAACTTATGAAAGGTTACGGGTTTGAGCTATTGAAGCGCGATGAAGCAATTAAATTAGGTATCCCAAATAGTTCTGGCATGTTCTCCGAATTATTCGCAGTTATGGAAAGCGAAATACAACAAGATGCTAGACAAAAATCAAAATACGGGTCGGCCCCCTTCATGACTCCTAAAGAAAAACAGATTTCGTTTTATAATCGTTACTTCATATTCAAAAAAATTGCAAGTGTTGATGTTGAGGATGTTTTTGGGAGCGTAACAGGAGTTCGCGTATTTGAGGAAAAAATGAATCGCAGAGATACATTAGCTGCTCAGATGGCTGCGTCGAAGATGATGTTGGAAGAAGGTGATGATGAGGGTTTGGCAAAGAGTAAAGGTAAAATGTCATATAGACCTACAAAGGCATCAGACTTGAAGTTAATGGTGGAAACGGGGGAAACGGGGGAAACGGGGGAAACGGGTAAGAGTTTAGGGCTGTCTGCAGCAGAGTTAGCTGGAGCGGATACGAAACTATCAAAACTCTTTGGTTCTAAGGCAAAAGAGAAAACAAGCAAAAGTAGTAAGAGTGATACAGCGGGTGCAGCCGAAGTTGTGGCAAAAGGATATACCGATAAAGATTTGGAAAAATTAGATAAATCTGAACCAATTACACTGAAGAAAAAATCTGCACTTTCGGCTGTTAAATTGCCCAGCAAGGGTGCGGTAGTGGTTGAACCGGGGGCTGCTGCCGCAATTATAGAAAAATCGAAATTGGGAATGAAAGAAGTGTCGGCAAAACTTTCGACGGAGAAGGCAAAGTCCGCCAGAGAAGAAAAAGAAGCATTGGTGGCAAGTGCGGCAAGCGAGGCAAGTGCTACCGATAAACCAAAAGAGAAAAAAACACCGTCTAAACTCGCATCGGTTAAGTTAAACCCAGCAGCTCTTGCTTCACTATCACTATCAGGAAAATCAAAATCTGACGACAAATAAAGAAAATAATATTATAAATAGTAAACCAATATTATAAATAATGGCAGCATTCTAATATTATTAACAATTAAACAATCTAAATATTATTTTTTAGATAAATATAACTATCTTTATGTCATATTATAATCTAATATCAATTAAAAATCTCGAAATATATAACTCTATCTTTTTTTCTACTGATATAAATACCTCACAACCATGCTATATATCATACTCGTTATGTGAATATTTATCAAAATTTAAAAAACAAATAGAGGTTTCATCCGATTCGTGGGATAATATTAAAAAATATACAAATCCTTACGAATTTATTCATACACTAATACCTGGTAATAAATTCTCAATAAGTAAGTTAAAACCACTATCTAGATCTTTCTATAAAATGATAGAATTGTGGAAAATGTTTAAACTGGGGGAAATAAGAAATTTGTATTCATCGCATCTACCCCAGTCGTGTACACCAACACCTATCAAAACGTTTCATATTGCCGAAGGACCGGGTGGGTTTATTGAAGCAACTTCATATATGCGTAAAAATCCGAATGACATATACTACGGCATGACACTTTTAAACGACGATCCTGGGTGTCCGGGCTGGAAAAAGAGTAACACTTTTTTAGAAAATAATCCAAATGTTAAAATAATAAATGGTGAAGATGGAACGGGGGATATTTTAAAGTTAGAAAATTATAAGTATTGTAAGAATCTTTTAATGAATTCGATAGACATTATTACAGCCGACGGAGGTATTGATGTTTCAAATGATTTTAATAAACAGGAAAAACTTGTTAGTAAATTGCTCATTGCCGAAATTATATATGCCGTAACTATGCAAAAAAAAGGTGGATATTTTATTTTGAAGATATTTGATATATTTTCGAAACTTACCGTAGATATGTTATACTTATTATCGTGTTTATATAATGAAGTTTATATAACAAAGCCTCATACAAGTAGGTTGGCAAATTCGGAAAAATATATTGTATGTAAGAATTTTTTATTAGATGATTCGTCTATGTTATATGATGCGTTTTGTAGGGAATTTTCAAAACTAGATACTTCTGATGATATTTGTGGACTACTAAGTATTGATCACGACTACTATTTTTTAAATAAAGTTGAAGAAATAAATGTAGTACTTGGTCAGAGACAATTAGAAAATATAATTACAACATTAAATATAATAACAAACCGTAACAATTATGATAAAGTCGACTCAATGAAAAAGCTACATATACAAAAATCTATAGCATGGTGCGAAAAGCATGATATTTCTTCTGTCAAACTATTCTCTTCTAATAATATTTTTTTGTCGAATACATATGATGATGGAACACCTATTTCTTTTTTAAAAAATAATAATAATAATAATAATAATAATGCATTTTTGAAAAATAAAAGTTCCAATTTCACAAATGGTGTATATGTTTGCGGTAGTAGTGCATATAATGTAAATAATGTAAATAACGTAAATAATGTAAATAATGTAAATAATGTAAATAATGTAAATAAATTAAATTCGCCAATTGAATCAGAAAATAGTAGTAACGATATTATATCATCTGAAGTAGTTATATTAGATACACGCGGTACAAATACATCGGAATAAAATAATGAAAAATTTATATATTTTTAATTATACAATTTATAAACTACATTTTTATAATTTGTATATTGTTTGCATATTGATTGCATATTGTTTGAATATTGATTGCATATTGTTTGTATATTGTTTGCATATTGTTTGATTATTTATATTTATTCGTATGTTTAGCAATAGTGTTTTCATGTGGAGTGTCGTAAAAAAATTGCCCATCGGTAAATTCAATATTATTATAATACATTATAAATGATATACCGCAGTCTTCAATTGTATATGGATAACTTCTAGTAAATGTATCATAACTAAGTACGTTAAAGTTTATTTTTTCCATATGACTGATAACAATATCACACGCTTTATTTGATAAATAAAAAATAACACCAGCTGCTCCATAAATATCGGGACGTGTTGTATATTTTGAAAGAGTTGCGATATCCATGTTCATCATACCATGCTGCGGATTTGAAAAATCCTCTTTATGTGTATTATAATAAAATAACATGAAAGCGTCGTTCCTTATATTTTTTAAACTATTTTTATTAATACACTTATAATTTTTTTTATATGGCGTCTGACCCCAGTAATCAAATTTTTTATATTTAATAAATTTAATTAAGTTATCTTCATTAAAAATTAAATCGTCCCCGCATCTTAAAATACCTTCTTTGATTGTAAACAATTCTTTTAATGATTTAATCGACAATGCTAATTTTTTCAATAGATGTAAATATGAGTCCTCACACCTTATATATAACATATTGCCATCTAATTTATAATTTTGTTTTAAAAACAAGTCGCCAATTACATATATTACTTCCCAGTTATCATAGTTTGTTTTACTCAAAGAAAATTCCTTAAGTCGCGTATTCTTATGTTTTTGACACGACAATATCAATATGATACCATCTACATTTTTTTTAGAAATAGAAGGCACTGACATATCTAATTCATCCATTTTATATTATTTTATAATTTATTTATAAATATATTTATAAGTATATTATTATATAATATATTAATATTCGCAGATACTTAGATTTAAATATATTTAGTATTTACTATATAGTATTTAGATATATAGTAAATAATAACAACAACAAGAACAACAACAAGAACAACAACAAGAACAAGCAACTAAATGCAGTCAACCATAAATTTTATTTACAGTTCAATAAGAACAAAAAGAAAGAAAGAACGTTTTGAAACTATATTAGAGCCTCTTCAGGCGATATTGCAAATTGGTTATCTATCTTTTGCACCCATTGGTACAAAGTTAACAATACACAATAATATATTACAAATACAGATTCCAAATTATTCACAACCTGTAATAAGGTGGTATAATAATGATACTCAAGAAGATTTATTTTACTTATTTAATATTTTTTACAGATTCAAAAAGTTCTATCATTTTTTAAACGACTCGAAAACAAATGTAGAAAATAAAAAATTATATGACCTTTTGATAGATTTAGCAAAAATAGGAATAGGAAATTTAATTCGAACATATAGCCAAACGGATAAAATCCATATATTGCACACACTTCAGATGTATAAAACAATTTTAGAAAGCGATGGAAACGGTAATAAAAACAACGAAATACTTTACCAAAAACGATTTGATAATTATGAATTACCGAATTTATCAAATTCTCACGCTTCTGTTGCATCTGTTGCATCTTATGGTTTACAATCTTTTAACGGTGGAGGAACAAGGCGTGAAAAGGAAAAGGATAAGAAGTCAAAAGCGATGCAAAAAATATTGCGCGATAATTCTCCTGAACAACAACCATTTTCAGAAAATGAAAAAACACATACACCAGAAGACGATAACTGCACAAATAATGATGCAATTGGAGACCCATCTTCTCTTGAAGTAAAGAATATTGATGACGTTTTTATTCGTATAACAGATATTTACACACAAGAAATATACAATATTATATACAATACTTTACATGTTATCATTAAAAATGATAGTAGTTTTGATGTTTACATCGACGGACTAAATAAAATACTTGAACCAACGAATAATAAAATAAAAAAGTGGATAGATGAACATATTGTTTTTTAAATTATATATAATAACGTAGACTTGAATCACCCCCTAACTATATTTATAAAGTCGCTAAAATATTTCTTTATCGTGTAATAATTTTTTATACAGTATACCACAAGAAACGGTATGTATATTAAAAAAAGAACACATATATAAAAAATAAATTTAGAATAAAAGTAAAATATAGAATACCCCGGTTCTGGATTTTTATCCATACCCAACATTCTAAAAACGATATTATAGTTACAGTATGTAACAACTTCGGAAGCAAAGGACAAATATTTATTCTCAAATTTGGGATTTTTTGAGTTATCGCTATTGCTGCATATTTGGTAGCATAGCGGCATATAATAAATGAACCTACTTGTAAAATTAATGTTATAATTAACGTCCCAGTCAGTTACAAGCATTTTTTTATTAAAATTTTCTAGAAAGTCATCTCGGTGTAGTTTACTGTAAATTACAGAGTGTGTTCCCGAAGAACACATACATCGGTAGTTGTAAGAGTCATACGGAACAAGTAACCACGGAATAGCACCTAAAAAATAAATAAAATTATCGCCCATTTTTTTTTCAAGAAATTTATTAATATTTGCGACATGTTCGCCGTCCTTTATTTTTTCACTGAAAACAAAATCATCTTCAAGAATTAAAATATTGTTGAAGTTTTGTTTTTGCGCGTGTTTAAATATTTGCAAGTAGCAATCCGTCAAATCGGCATGCGGAGATTTAATGCCCGCTTTATCACATTTACCAAAACCTTTGTTGAGTAATATATAAACTGTCTTTGTAGGTTTATATTTTTCAAGCTGTTTAATAATATTATCATATCGATGACTATTCTCTAAATGAACAATATACGTAACATCTACATTTGCATCTAAAAATCCTGACTCGTAATTTAGTTTTTCAAAATTATAACATGCCTCGGTTTGTTTTAATCTTTTATCTAAATCAACATTTATTTTACTCATATTTATATTTTTATACTATATAATATTCATTAGATTAATTATAAAATAACAATAATTCATTATTTTATAATTTTAATTTTCGACACACACGGGTGTATCCTTTTCGACAGACACGGGTGTATCCTTTTCGGCAGACACGGGTGTATCCTTTTCGACAGACACGGGTGTATCCTTTTCGACAGACACGGGTGTATCCTTTTCGACACACAGCCTATTTTCTATCTTATTGTTATATTTTTTGGACTCTAGACGCCATAGAATAATGGACGAAAAAAACAGTAATATAATACCACTTGACAATAGTGTTATAAGACCAACCAATAAACTATCCTTTACCCATTCTGTTCTACATACATATTTCAGTATCAATACAAGAAATGTAATAACTATTATATTTGGAATATAATGGTTCGTATTTTCTACACAATCCTCACTACTGTGTTTTGTACCAAACATTACATCACATACGTCTGGTCCAAAATTTAAATTCACCTCGGTATGATGCAATCGGTGTACACCATTTACTTTAAATATTGAATAATTAATATTATGCACCGAACAATAGAATAACATAAAATAAACAATTATCCAAGGGTCGAAAATATTTATTCCGAAAAAATACGACAACATCACGAAGGGATAAGGTATCGATAACTCCAAAACTATCTGAATAAAATGTGAGAAAAAATTATCATTCTCATGATGATAGTGATGAACAATTGAAAAAATATTCTTATGAACATGTGCCACGACGTGGTAAAAATAAGCAATAAACATAAATACCACAAATGTAACTACTCCTAAAAATATATTCGGGTAAGAAATAATAGAAATAGTACTTAGTATCAATATCCACGAAGATGCATTATTTTTAAAATTATTTATTACATTTATATTTTCTGATAAATTGGGTCTGAAAAATATATTTAAAAATTTATGTAAGTCATTCAGCGAACGGTTAAAAATATTATTCGCTTTATCTAATATAACATTCATTATATTTACTATTTTAATATTTATTTTTAATACTTAATATCTAATACTTAATATCTAATACTTTAATATTTTTAATTATTTTATTCAATCATTTGAATATATATTATTATAGTTGAACAATTTTATGTTAAACATCCTCATTGCTATAACACACATACACTTCGCAGCAACTAGCAACCAAACATTAATAAGCAAATCTACTTGTTTTTCATATTCGTGATTACAATTATACGATATACCAAGTGCACCTAATAACTCGTCACGATCATCGCACGATGAACGCTTAATATATTTTCGTTCTAGTGCAGTTAACGGACAACCGTGTCTAACAACTATCGCAAAAGCATCACACGTAACAATTATAAAAATAATAACTAAATGTGTTAAATTAATACTAAATAATGATATGAAAGAAACTAAAAAAATAAATGTATCATGTACGTGGCGATAAAATGTGCTTTCTTGTACATCTTTTAAATTAAACTTTTTATATAAAAACATACAAAACTTCCGAATCACACTATCCTCTATCATTTTAAGTTTCTTATTATTCTTATAACCTTTTTTACTTACTTTCGCTTTTTCACATTTTTCTAAAGTCGCAATCATACTATTTATATCAATATATACACTACTTAATACAACTGTTTTTATTTATAACTTATAACGTATTATTTCGGTGAGATGGAGCACAATAGTTTGCACGCGATGGGGTGGCGGCTGGCGGATGGCGAGGTTTTTAAATCATGGTCAAAAAAGTGGCAAACATGTTTGCGAAAAACAACTTCCCCCAAAAAAGGACATCAAAAGAATAACCCACCCAAAACTACACATTTTACCATTTTTTACCATATTTTTACCCAATTTTATCACTTTTTATATTTCGCAGCATTATGGTCGCCACGTGACCACGTCGTCGCATCGACCCAGAGAGCATAAAGGTAACCCGCGGAAATTGGGAGGGCGGATGCCGAAGAAGTGATGATGTTTCTTTTTTTCAAATCTAAAGCTGGATTTTGAAAATTGGACATTTATAAATGTCCATTTTTGAAAACTGGGGGTAGAAATATAAAAAAAACATCGATTTCATCACTCAGAGCATAATGCTCTAAATCGTGTTTTTAAGATTGAAAATTTGTGACGATAATTTTTTTGTGTTTTTTATATATTATATGGAAAGGATTTAGGCGTTTTTTTATGTCTATATAATATATAAGATTACTATAAGATTTTTATAAGATTTTTATAAGATTTTTATAAGATATGCCAAAAAAAGACATTGACTACTCGACTACTATTATTTATAAAATATCATGCAATGATGAGAGCATAAGTGATGTGTATGTTGGACATACAACAAATTTTGTACAGAGAAAACATGCTCATAAACTATCTTGTACAAATATCAAATCATCTAACTATAAGTGTAAGTTATATAGTGTAATAAGAAATAATGGTGGATGGGATAACTGGAAAATGGAAATAATTAATTTTTTTAATTGCAAAGA